AAGTTAAGGGAAGTTAGAGCCAAGTTAGACCCAACTTTTTTATTATACAGATATAGCACATATATGCAATAAGGCTAAAGATTTCTGGAAATCTAACGAAATCTATCCTTCAAGTTCTCTAACACGTTTATTTAAATTTTCAAATCTTACAACATATTCTTTATCTGTTATTTCCTGTGCAAACCATAAATCTGCAAGATGTCCCATCTCATTATTTAATTTTGTAATCAAATATTTTTTTCTTCTATCCAGTTCTTTGTAAAGACATTTCACGATAGTACACCCCACTTTCTTCTCAGTTTTGCTTTTAATTGTTTGTTTTTTTGTCTTTTCAAACTTAAATAAGTGTCATTAAGTTCATCAATTAAGTGAGTAAAATCACCTTGAGATGACATTTCTAATGACCTTTCAAAGTTGACAATTGAAGCTTTGATTAGCTCTAAGTCTCTACCTGAGACATCAAGTATATATCTCATCTTTTAGTCCACTCCGAAATAAGTTTTCTTAGCTCCTCGATACGTTTACGAGCAGCTTCTATTCTTTCTTCTTTTTTCATTAAAACACCTGTTGTTTAGCTTCAAACTTTTCCCATGCTTCCTGCCATGCAGTAAGACATCTTTGTACAGGCTGATCTTCATTTAACATACATTTCCCCTTATATGCCCAGATAGTATTACAGATATCTGGTTCTATATCACAATTTAGTTTCAACATTTCGATGTAGCAACCTAATTGTTTATCTGTTCTGTAAGGTTCTGTCCAACCTGTCCTTTTTTTAAAATCAAAAGTTGTATTACCTTTAGTTTTAAGATCAATTAATCTAATCTTCTTAGCCTTGGTGTCATACCCAATAAGATCAAGTTGACCTCCTAAATCTTTATCAGGATTGCTCATCATATATTCAACACCCATAGGTTCAAAATGTGTAAACAGTTCCAACTCAAACAAAGGGATAGCCCATTCTTCATATTCACCCATATCGATATCATCACTACCTAACATCTTCTGTTCTAAACAGTAATGAACAGTTTCTCCTCTTGGTTGCCATATATGTCTTAGTCTTTCAATATTCTTTTTGGCTTCTTCATCCAAATCACTACAAACTTGAGTAGTTGAATACTTGAGCCATTTATTAGACTTCTCACAAAAATATTTATGTGTAGCTTCATGTCTGAAGATAGGAAGTCTGGAAAGTTTTTGGATGGTGGTCATGTTTAATTAAAAATAAGTTGGTAAGTCTTTAGGGTTTGTTAGTTCTACTTTTTCTTCAACTGGAGGTGGTGGGGGTTCTTTTAGCCTAGCAAGATTACGATATTCGACACCTTGATAACCTTGAGGGAAAGCAGGATTGCCTTTACAGTTGTTTACCACTTCTAACCAACCAGGAGGAGGTTTATCCAAATCTTCTAAAGTCCACATCATACGATCAGGATTTTTAGGATTAGGTTTTTTTAAACCATCTTTGAGAAGTTTAATTATTGATGCTTGATCAAAAATTCTTTCCATTATTCTTCTCCACTTGTTGCATCTAAGTTAATCCATTTGTTTGTATCTTCTTGATATTCCCAACAGCATTGATACTGATCGAGATATATATATCCGTCATAGGGATTATGAGGAAAGTGAATCTTCTCATCAAAACCATAAGCATTCATCATTTTTCTACCTCCTTTTGTTCTATTGATTTAATTGCACTATCAATTACATCACGCACACCTTTTAAATATATATAAGCTGACTTATTCTCTAGTGCTAATTCAATTAATTTAAGAGATTCAGTTGATGTTTTATTAAATGCCCTTTGGACTTTAATTTCTTCAGTAAGTTTTGTTTTATTTGTCATTATTCAAAACCTCTTTCTGCTGTAAATACTCTTGATGCAGGATGATTGTTTTTTGGCTCTTCTGCAAATTTAGATTGCTTTATCTCGTAAATATCCTTCCAACCCCCTGCTATTGCCTTTTCTAAGGCCAGTTTCTTAGCTTGAGGTGTGAATGTTCGTAATTTCTTAAAGATCCTCTCAGAAACGCTTGTAGAGCAAGTTGCTTTATTTTTATGTCTGATAGCCCACCATTCAAGAATTAATTCTGAGAAATCTTTTAAATCATCAGGAATCATATCTGCTGAAATAGTTGCAGATGCAAAAGGATCTGTATTTTTGATTTGTGCTTTAGGTTTTCTTTTTGTAGCACTTTTCATCTTCTGCTTAAGAATCAATCGAATAAATTGAGGAATTTTTAATTCTTCTCCTCTGGCTGTATCGAGATATTCATAAAGATCAGGTTCAAGCCAAACGCAAACTTTAGTTTTTTCCATTTTCTTTTTCTCGTTGTTGTTGGTCATATTCAAATATTTTTTTCCAACCTGGGTATTTGTCAGAAAGATCTTTAGCTACCTTTTGATATTCTTCAAAAGAAACTTTTCGTTTTTTTGGTTCTGTCATTCATAATCATGTGTACATTACTGACAGTAGATGATACTTATTTATATGTCAAGCAGATATTAAAAAAATTCTTCTCTATAT